GAGCCTGCGTTCAGCGGAAGTAAGGTAGGTCTGCGTCATCGGTTTGGTTTAGTGGTGTTGCAAAGGTATTGGTTCGGACAATAGCCTCGTCCTCCCATCGGGCTTGGTTGATGTAGGTTGCGGCATGGGGAACGTACTGCACGGGGGTATCGGAGTAAAGTCTTGCGATGTTGTTGATAGCCTTCTGCTGGTCTTCATCGTTCAACTTGGCGAAGGCTTTGGATGCTATCTGCTTGGAGGTCTTGCGGGGATACAAGGCCCAAAATTGGTCAAACAAAACACTACAATCCCTCTTTGGCTTTTTCATTACTCCTTCTTCCTTTTCATTCTCCTTATCATTCCCATTATCATTACCATTATACATTAGGTTAGGGGGTGGTTCGGGGGTGGTTAGGTCTTGGTTAGGTTTGGTTAGGTCTTGGTTAGCCTTTGGTTTGCCGCCCTTGCATCCGTTCTCGTATTTGCGCTGATTAGCATCCAGTTGCGGTTTTATAGATTCCCACACCGCACGAACATACCTGCTCATTTCGGGCTCTTGATGGTTAAGACCGTACTCAACTATTGCATGAAATAGTTCAAGTTGCTCGCTGGTGTCAAGGTGTTGGATGCTCTTGAGGAACGAGCGGTAGAAGATAAATGAATCACGCATAAGGTTAAAATAAAAGACCCCCAACTGAAGCGGCCAGTCAGGGGTCAGGGTCAAAAATAGACCTTTTCCGAGAATAACGTAAGCCGCTTACTTACGCCATTCAGTTCACAAATATACACTAAAACGGCATATCACCATCTTGCGGTGCAAAATTCCCAGCGTTGGATTGCTCCTGCATCGGCTCAACTTTGCCGCTCAAGAACTTTCTCTCGCCGTTTCTTGATTCACGAATCCATGCGGACAGGCGCATCTTAGTGCCGTCGGGCAGGATGATGTCGCCCTTGTAATCTGGACGCTTGGGGTTGTCGCCTTTGTCGTTGGCGAACAGGGAGAAGGTGTTGGGTTGTGGGGTGTAGTTGCTCATGGTGTTTTGGGTTGGGGTTAAATTTATTTAATGATTCTTAGGTTGATTTTAGTACGATTGCGAAAGTTGTAAATATCTTCAATTACTTCAATCTGCATTTTTACATCACGTTGCTTTTTGAATTTTTGGCTTTGATATTTCATCTTTTCAATAAAATAATCTACATCAAATTGCTCGCATTTTGTAATCAAATGAAAGAAAGCCCTAAAGATTATCGCATCATTTAATGCAACGATTTCCCTTAATTTAATAAGTTTTTTTGCAGCAACTTTTGATTTGTGCAAATTTTTAACTTGAAAAGTACCTTTTTTAAAATGTACATTAACATCTCCAGCAGCAAGATTTAGATTTAAAATTGTTAAGGATTGATTTATCGTGAAATTAAATTCTTCTACAAATGATTTAATAACAAGGTAATTGGAAAACCCTTTTTTACAATAAGAGGTAAGAGTATCATTGCCATCCCATGTTTTTATTATTGCGTTTTGCCTTTGCGTTTGGTCAAGACCTGAACCCTTGCAAATCATATAATAAATCGGAAGACCTAATTCTTTGCAAGCGGCAAGGCGATGCTGACCGTCAATAACTTCCATCTTTTCATTAACTTGTATTGGAATTTCAAGATATTCCTCTTTCATTGATTTTATCAATTTTTTAACATGATTTTCGTTTACATCTCTATTTCCAAATAATTCATTGAAAATCCCGTAATCGGTGGTGTAGAAGATTTGTCCAGCGATATTGCTTGGAGCGTGGGCGATGCGCACTGAAGCGGCTTGGTTGTTTTTTGGGATTAAGTTTAACATGGTTTTTAATTTTAAGTGCTTTTGGATTGGGTTAAGTTTAGGTTTTGGTTAAGCATAAGGGTCTTTGACTGGTATTAGATGTTGGAGGTCGTTATTCTTCTTCGGGTCGAACCAGTAATGGCAACGGTGCGAGTAAAGGTGTCCTGTGGCTCTAAGGTCGTTCAGGATGCGGTACATGATGCGAATGTGGATGCCAAGTACCTCCGCTAATTCGGTGGCCCTGTAGGGCTTCTCAAGCAGTAACAGGGCAGCGTTCACTCCTGCGACTCTACCGACGATTTGCACGCCGGGTCTTTTCTTGGGGGGTGCTGGTCTCATATCGGTGGCTTCAACGAAACGTTACTGCGATGGACGGCTTGGTTCCCTTAGCTGGGCAGACAGGAACAACCTCGCCAGTTGCCTCATCAATCACGGTCATCTTCCCGGCATTGCGGAAGGCTGCTTTGAGCAGTTCCTCACGGCCCTTAATCATAGAGTTAAGGTTCGCCCATTCCTTGTCAACGGAATAGTCAGGGGTCATTGCACCCTCCTTGAGTTGGATGTCAGCACCGAAGGCGGAGAAGGTTCTGCCGTTCAGTTCCGCTTCATCCCACACGATTTGCTCGGTGGAACGTAGCACTTGCTCCAAGGCTTTAATGATGGCCTTGAGCCTAACGTGTGCGGCTACCGGGTTAACCTCACCCTCTTCAATGCGAAGGATGAGACCTGTGGCGATTGCGGAGATTTCAGCCTTGCTGATGTCCGACTTGGGGATGGTGACGAGTTCTTGATTCATGGCATTACGGTTTTTTCTTGTGATTCAAAGAGAAGGTGGAAGGTGAAGATTTTGCGGTCCCATATATGACGCATGGGCATGGCGAGGGAGAGGATTTCGTTGCCGCTCATCTGCCACCAGTACTCGTGTTTTTGGAGTAGATTGATGATGGCTTGGCCCATTTCGGGGTGTTCGGCTTTGATGTCGATGATTGCCTTGAATACATCGGCATTGCATTTTTCGAGCAGGGTCATGGCTTCTTGAGTTTTGCGATTTGGTCTTGGAGGAATTTGATGCCCTTTTCGTAACGTGCCGGGGTCATGCCCTTGTGGTCGGAATACTTGAAACGCTGGTCTTCTGGGAGTTGCTCAACGAGTGCCATGAAGTCGGCTTTGAGGGTAGCAACGTCAAGGTCATCGTAGGTAGCAACCAATCCAAGGCGGTCGCTAAGGTCGTCAAGGTTCGCTTGCTGGGCAATGGCCATCTGCACCTCGTTGGCTGATGCGATGCTCGTTTCGATTCCGATTCCAAGAGCCGCAAGGCAGCGACCGAAGGCAGAGGTTTCGCAGTTCTCAACGTAGGACGTTTTGTTTATCATGGAACTGGTGCGGTCCTCATGGGCATGGCCTGTTGCTCGGATGCGGCCTTCTGCGTCACGGATTACGGCTTTGATGCAGCAACGGTCGGGTTGCAGGTCAACGAGTTCCGATTCGATAGACCAACCTGTGTAGGCTTTGTCGTTGCGGAAGTAGAGCAGGCGTTGGTTGACTTCAACATAGTCCTTGCCTTTGATGTTGGTGGTTTTGAATTTGTGCATGGTTTAGGGTTTAGAGGGTTAGGTAATGGATGAGCCAGCGGAGGATGCAAAGGCAGACACCGATGCCTCCGATGTAGGTTGCGATGAGCATTATTGCATCGAGGTAGCGTTCGAGTTTGTTCATGGTTTTGGGTTTAGTGGGTTAAAAAAATAGTGCGTTGGCGAGCCGCACCCCTCGGTGGGTTAGCAATGCCAAACAAAGTCTTCGCAAATTTCGTGGCGGTCGCCAAATTGGTCGCACACGATTAAGTCAACTTTTTCTTCGCCAAACTCAAAGTGAGTTCCCGATATACCAATTATATAACAGGATTGAAATTCACTATTGCCGTTAGCGTTCAGCATGGTTAGGCCGCTACAATGCACAGGTTTGTCAGTGCGCCAAGTTGACCCTGTTGTGGTTTTAATAATTTGTGTCATGGGTTTGTGGTTTAGTGGGTTTAATTTAAAAGTGGTGTTAGTTAAATTTCGCTGATAAAATAGTGGCTATCCATAACATTGTCTTTTCCGTCACATTCAATGACCTCTGAATATTCCTCCAAAGATTGCGCCTCTGCATTACTTGGGGTTTTGTGGTCTGCCCAATATGAAGCCTCTTCCAAGGTGTTGAAAGGGCCAAGCCTTTTGCTGAACTTTGAGTAATTAATCCAATTTAGTGTGTAGTATTTCATGGTTTTGGGTTTAGTGTCCGACAAAGTTACAACGGCTTTTCCTTTTTGCGACTTCTTGCGTCAAATTTTTTTTATTTTTTTTTCAGGGCATTGCACCCGATGCGGTATAAATTCCTATTTTTCGCCATATTTAGAAACTAAGGGTATAAATTTGCATTATGACCTACCACTCCACCCGCCCTGCGAAAGCCCTCACCAATGCCTTGGAGCGGCTGATGATAGCCATATCCGCCCAAGAACTCGAAGAGAACCATGTCCTCCTTTGCGAATATCGCAGGGCCTGCGACTTGCTGGGCTACGACCCTGCCAAAGCCCAATGGAATAACGTCGAGGCCGTGAATGCGTCAGGACTGCCGAACGATGACCCCCACACCGTTGACTACTATCCACTCCTAAACCCTGAAGAATGAGAAAGTATAGAATGGATTGCCCTGCCGGAACCTACGAGTCCGACAGCTTCATCGGCCTTGGTTGGCTGATTTTATCCCACCGCTTGTGGCATCTATTCCATGGCCACGGCTTTATCGACTGACCTATGCGAACCATAACCCACCTCGTCGTCCATTGCACGGCCACCCCGAAGAACACCACCATCGCATCCATCCGCAGGTACTGGAAGGAAGCCCTCGGCTGGAAGTCCGTGGGCTACCACAAAATCATCGAAGCCAACGGCAATATCGTGCAACTCGCTCCCGATTCGGCCATTACCAACGGGGTGCGGGGTCATAATTCAACAAGCCTGCACGTCAGTTACATCGGCGGCAAGGATAAGGATGACCGCTCTATCCAGCAACGCCAAGCGATTGCAGCGGTATTGCTCGGATGGTTGCAGAAGTACCCGAAGGCTCGCATCTGCGGACACAGAGACTTTCCGGGTGTCAACAAGGCTTGCCCTCAATTCAGCGCAGAAAAGGAGTACGGTTACCTCTATCTCACGGCAGCGGGTAAGCCTCCGCAGGTGTAATCATTTGCGCAAGGTAGCGGTTTTCGCTACTTATGGAAAATAATTTCTTTTTTGGGCGGTATAGTGGAGAATTTATTTCAATCCCATCGAAATCGAGGGGGTTAGTACAACCTATCCGCAGGGGTGAAGGTTGCGTGGACTTGGACCTCAGGACCGTTATTGTCCTTACTGCCATTCCTGCTCGTTTCGAGTTTCATCCAATAGCCTCCCAGAGGCTTCGGGCCTCGTCCTCGTTCAGTGTGAAAGCCCATGTACCCGCCATCCCATTCCTCTTTGTAAGTCGCAGTACGCAGTTGGTGAACAGGTTTTTGAATGAGGGTCTTGGTTGCACGGTCATAGCGGTGGATGATATTTTGATGATAGTATAATTCATGGACGTGGCCCATCCATGTGAGGTCGTAGCCTTCAGTTGATGCGAGCATCCGTTGGTCTTGGATGACCCCCTTGGTAACTGGGCCTCCACCTCCTGCGCCGTGGTAGTAATGCACGACGAAGTTCTTGGCCCGCAGAGGGTCGTGTTGGACACGGATGTCCAGCGTGCCGCCGTAGCCACCAACTTCGACTGCTGACCCTGTAGCGTAGTTCAGCGTGCTTGCAAACCGTTGCAGGATGTCGGTTTCTTGATGGTGGATGATGGAGGTTTCGTGGTTGCCGTAGCCGAGCAGGAGTAGGTTCTTGGCGTAAGGCGTAAACCATTCCACGGCGGTGTTTACGATGGAATCCAAATAGCGGGCGTTGTTGTGTTCCGGGCGGATGTCCTCCTTGCTCCTGCGTGGGTCGCCTTTGCCTTGCATTAAACAAAAAAAGTCACCGTTGACGATGACTCCTGCGTTTCTGCGTTGTGCTTCCTTAAGGTGATTGGTCAGCAGACCCCTATCGCAATGGGGATTATCCCAATGCAGGTCGCTGATAAGTAGAAACTCCTGCCCCGATTGGCAGGCTACTTCGTGGATGTTGCGGGAATGCTTGGTTAGTGGTAGAATCATTGCATGGCTTTTAGTGTTGCGTTTTCGGATTCAAGGGCGTGGATGGTAGATTCCAAACTCTCAATCCGTTGACGCAAAACTAATAACTCATTGCGTAATTCAGTCAACTCTTTGTTTTGTGCTTCGGCCGTAGCCTGCCACATCGCCAGCACCGCTTGGGCTTGCTTCACCTGCAAACTATCCGCCGTGAACTTTCCCTTGGTTAGCCAAGCAACTGCACCGCCAACGATTGCGCTGACCGTGCCGATGATAGTGGTCTCTATCAGGTTCACGCCTTCGGTGCTTCGGGTTTAGCCTTTACTTTCTCCACGGCCATCCAACCAACTGACAACAAAGTAATTAACGCTCCGATGATTTCTTGCAAAGCGGTTGCGTCAAGTAATCCTTTGGCTACGAGCGTGCCGCCGATGAAGGTGAGTAAATGGCGAAGGAGGGCGATGATTGCTGATTGCATGAGTGGAAGTTTTGGTTGTTCGGGGTTGGCTTTACGGCGAAATAGTCCCATAGTTGGAAATGTTACTTGCTTTGCGGTGTTGCAAATTCTTGGTAATCTGCCTCGTATTGCGCATCCCATCCAAGGAAGGAATGCACTCCGCAAGGGGCGGGCCACACGATATAAGCGGCCAAGGAATCGGGATAAGCGTCTTGAAATAGTATGTCAAAGCAAACCAAGCCATCCAGTTCTCCGAGGGGAACGGCCGTGTCAAGCGGTTGCAGGGCTTGCAGCAACTTGTCAGCGGTCGCTTGGTTGGGGAATGCGAACTTGCGGAATGTAGCCATTACGGAGTTGTTAGGGCTGCGAGTTCTGCGTTGGTCAGGCGGGTGGTGTAGAGAGCAGCAGCACGGATGCGAGCAAACCCGAAAGAACTATTTGCACTCCCATCTATAATTATTGAAGTCAGCGAAGACATTGTTTGATTCCCTCCAAGAGTTAGCGTGTATTGCGTTCCATTTATAAAGCAAGTCGTTCCTGTAGCATCGTATGCCCAAGCGACTTTGACCCCTGACGAGATAAGAGGTGCTGTTAATAAGGTGTCGCTTTGTGTATTTACTATTGACCTAAATTGATTTGAACCATTTATAGCAAGTCCTATATTGTTACTTGCTCCAAAAATTTGAAGATAACGGCCTGAGCTACTACTGCCTTTACCTAAAACCGTCAAATCAAGATAAATCGTCCCCTCCGTCTGCCCGATGCTTCCGCTCACCGCTCCGCTGACCGAAATCAAATCTGCGTTGCGTGTGACTGCTGCCGTTGTGGTCGGGATGTAGGATGTAGCGACCGAGCCTGCCTCTAACTGTATTCCCCAAGCATAAAGAGTTAAGTTTAATGCACCCGAAGCGGGCCATGAAGCGTCGTTATTACCTTCTGCAAATACCAGCCGAATACTTCCAACCAAGTCAGCGGCAATCGTGTATGGGGCAGAAATAATCCTATACCATCCATTGCCGTAATCTTGAATACTTGCTCCAGAAGTTAATGCAGTACCACTTGCAAGATTGAAATAAGAAGTATTAGTACCACTTGCTGCCGTATATGCGGTAAATTGTAAAGCGCAAAAAGTCAATGGATTCGTTGCTCCAGTTTTGACAAAAGCACTAAATGTATGAACTCCTGATGCGGAAACCGAAGTTGAAGCCGCATATTCAACAAAATTTGAACCCGAAGCAGTACCTCCTACATATTTGGTAATCGTTCCACTTGACCCATCAGGTGCAAGAAAGTCGGTGCTTCCAGTCGTTATTGTAATACCTCCTGAAGCAGTTGCAATGTTTGGAGTGTTTAGCAATTCAACCCCTCTTGCAAAGTTCGTCCCACTCGGCTCAACGAGTAGCGCAGGACATCCAACCGTTCCACCGCTTGCGAAGTAGTCCAACCTCGGTATGCCCGATGCCACCGATTCAATCAATCCGCTCGCATTGACACGGGTTGCCGAAGTTGCACGGGTAATGGTGAAGTCCCCTGCTCCGCTGGTTGGGATTTGGGAGTATAACTTGCCCGACTTGAAGCGGGAGGGTACTATCAGGAGGGAAGGTGTCGGCATTCTTAGAAGTTGTAAATCGTAGCAAAGCGACCGAACAGGCAATCGCTGACGGCGGCCTCTGCCGTGGTTGCTCCATCCGCATCAGCACGGGCGTTGAAGGCAGCCCAAGCCGAAGCCGATAAGCCACCGCCTTGCAGGGTGCTTAATGGATAGCCGTAACCGTAACCTATCAGCATTGCTTACAGGAATGTATAACCGATGACGCTTCCAACCGATGGAGTGACGGCCGTAATCTTGCCGCCGTTTCTTCCGCTGATGACGATGCCCGCAGATACGGACTTTCCGCTCAAAGCGTAAGCAGTCAGCAGGTCTTCGCCTCCCGAACCCGTCAAGGTCGTGAAGGTAGCGGCGGTATTCACCACGATGAAGTCAAAGTTTTGGCCCGATACCGCAGCGTCCACGAATCGCATGGAACCGCCTTGGCCGAGCATTTGTTGTAGAATTGGAGTAGGCATTTTGTTGCTTTAGGGTAAATGTATTTTAGGAGGGAATTTCACAAACGGAGTGCGTACGGGATTTGGAACGACAAGGTGGCCACCCACCCCGCCGTGCGGTCATCTCGGCTCTCTACAAACCTCGTAAGCGACACGGAGGTACTTAGCGTCCATTCTTGCGTCGGGTCGTTTGTAAGGGCTGAAATGAAGTCCTGAGCGATTTGCAGTTGGTCGCTCAAAACTTCGTCCTCGTTATCCTGCCAACCCAGCGTAGGACTGCCCGAAACCACGCCACCCATCGAGGCAATGGATTCCACCCGGTCGCTGAAATAGACACCGACCACAAGAGCCAAAGAACCCAAGTCCGTAGTCGCTGACTGCACGTCCGCAAACACCAACGGATAGACGATACGCTCACGGCTTGGGGTTCGCAGGTTTATCGTGTTGTCCGTTCCGATTGCAAGCGGGTCGCCCGTTCCGAAGGAGTTCACCTGCGGGTGACTGTTTGCAAGGTTCAGGAGTGCTTGCTTTATTTTTATCCATGACATAAGCCTGTAATTTCAAGATGTTTTTTGCGTGTGCGCCCATGATTAGCAGTTGTTGCAGTAGGGGTCGTAGCCGTAAGGCCAAGGTCTATCCAAGCCAGCACCACGGCGCAAGGTTCTTGCATCCAAGGCCATGCCTGTGTTGTAATTCGTGCCGTTCGGGTAGATGGTGTCCAAAGCCGAAGGAGGAGAATTGAATAGCGGGTAGTCGGTGCGGTTCTCCATCAAGTACCGGGTAATCCTTTCCGAGTACCATTCCGCATCGTTCTTGACTTTGTCGGTGAGCCGGGTAATCTCGTCCATGCTCATCTGCGACGATTCCTCGCTGGTACGGCGAACCATGCCCTTGTTCATGTACTTAAAGGCAAGCACCATCGGCAACTCGTAATAGAGCCATTGCACCATCGCAGGTTGGATGTAGTCCTCCAGCAGGGTGTTGTTGAGTGCCGTAGTCGTTCCGCTGACCACTTGCGTCACCATCTCCGAGTACAGGGCCGATCCGACTATTGGTTGGATCCGCATCTCCTGCACCTTGACGATCGTAGGCCGTATCTGCGTAAACGATACATTCTCGTTGATTACGGAATTGTCCAGCAGGGTTTGTTCGCTTATGAATAGTGCCTTCATGCTTTTGAAATTTTGTTGCCCTTACGGATTACAATTTGCTGCTCCCATACATGGCGGCATTGGGGGCGGTTCACTCCGCTGGCCGTGTGATACCATCCACCACGGCGATTCCAAACGGAGTAGCCCATGATGCTGGAAATACCATTGATGTCGTCACGGGTGTAAACCTTGCCTTGGTCAGCCAAGTCCAGCATCACCTTGCAGAACTCACGGCTGGTTTTCTTGTCCTTGTCGCTGAACCCTGCCGCCCATGCGTATTTGTAACGCACTTCCAGCACAGGTTCTGCCGTTGGCTTTGCGCCTTCTTTGGCGATTTGGTCCACGGTCCTTGCAATGGGATAGCGGTCTTTGTTTATCAAGTAGGCCACTCGCTTGGCGACCTTCGCCTTGCTCACCCCGAACTCCTTGGCCATTTCCTCAACGCTTGCGTCTCGGTTCTTCTTGCGGTAGGCTTCAATCTTTTTGTCAAGTTCTTTCTCTTCCTCGCCCAGTTCGGCAAAGGCTTGACGCACTTGAGTGTCCAAGTCGGAATCAAACCGAATTGGCCTGCTATTCATGACAACATACTCATCCGCATTGCTGCCGAATTTGCTTGCAACGACCTCAAGCACTTTGTACTCTTCATCGCCCCATCCAAGGTCGCTCTCGTCATCTTCTTCGCCCCACCACGGTTCGGTAGGGTTGCTGAACTTCTGCTCCTGCACGCCAAGCAAAGTATTCACCTCCTCTGCGCTCAATCCGAATCCAGCGGATAGCATGGTGCGAGCCATCTCCAAGGTAATCTTTTCCTGTGCATAGTGCCGAACGATGCGCATCAAGTTCTGGTACTCACGGCCCGATAGTTTCTTGATGTTGTCGTTGGAGGCCAAGCCCTGCGGTGCAGTTGGTTCGGGGCTTACTTCGGTTGCCGTATCAGGTGCAAGACCTTGTCCTTCGGGCTTCGCAGGAAGCGATACAAGCGCACGAATTTCATTGGGCGACATTGACTCCAGCACCTTGTTTGCAACGAGCGGAGAGAGGCTATTTATGGCCGTGATGACATCCTGTACGCTGCTCTCGGTCTTGACTTCAATCGGAGGCAAGCCTGCCTTCTCACGCAGTTCAGCAGGTGTCATTGCTTGAATCATTGCGGTTTCACTCAACTGCTCGGTGATGGGTTCCACGGGGATGAGTTCCATGCCCTCCACGCCATTGAACGAACCGAGATAGTTAATCATCCGCTCCACCTTGCGAACCCTGTCGTTGACATAGGTCGCTTTGAACAGTTCGTAAGCCTCCACCAGTTCCTGCCTGCCACCCAGTTGCCCTTCGGTCTTCACGCCGAATAGCATGGGGTTCACAACACGGTGCGAGATAAAGATTTCGGACTGAATGGCCTTGTTCAAAATCTCAAACTGCTTGTCCATGTCGGACGGAGTGAGCGGTTCAAGGGTCGGGGCTTTGCTGACATCATCGTTGAAGGTCACCACAAAGCGGCCAGCGTTGTCCGTGCCGCTGAACTTGCGCTTGATTTGGCGCTCAATGTCGCCCTGTTCTTCGGGTGTCGGAATACCGTTGTTGAAGTTGATTAAATACCCGCCCCAAAAATTGTTGCGGAGATTATTATTGTGAAAATTGGATACCTGCACATCACATTCTATCCACGCCAAGCCTCCCATGTATTCGGGAAGCGGATAGGACTTCACGCCAGCGGCATAGACCCGGTAGTAGAACAACTGCTTGCCGATGCGGTTGTCAGGGTCAAAGGCAGGGATTTTCTCAACGTCCCCAATCTTTGGGTAGAGTTGCACCATGTCGTCGTTGTACCATTCGGCTACTTGGAACATCCGCTCCTCCTTGTCAACCCTGATTTTCTCAAAGGGGATATGCTCCATCTTCGCAATCGTTCCCATCTTGTTCCAATGCACGCACACCGCAAAACCGTTGAAGATTTCAAGGTCAAGGACGAGTTTCTCGGTGATGTCATTCAGGTCATCGTGTTCGGATAAGCCGTCAAAAAACTTGGCATACCTTGCTTGTTGCTCTACGGTCATCTTGTCACCGGGCTTCCATCCACCGCCCATGATATAGTTAACTTTTCCGTTAACTATTGCGTTGTGCTTGCTACTCCTGCGGTAGTTGTCCAGCAGATAGTAGGGGTATTCATTGAACGCCCCATAAGTGATGTACTTGCCCGCCTTGTTTTCGAGCATTACAGGTACTTTATGCTCAATCCCAAGCCATTGGGTGAACGATTGCTTTATACTCATAGCGTGTGGACAGTAAACGTGAGTGACTTGATGCTGATAGCCGTGGCACTATCAACGGCATTAATATACACCGAGAACTCATCGTTGCTTGCAGCATTTATGTACGCTTCGGAAATAAAGCCGTGAGCGTGAGTTCCTTGCAATGTTTGGTTGAATGCGGACTGGCTTACAATGCTGCCATTCTTGGCAATATAAATGATGTACTCTTGGTTATTTTGACCCGTGAAAACAACTTGAGCGGCAACCCTTACGGCTGCTGAAATTGTTCCTGTGTAACTGATGCTTGAGGAATTTTGCGTGAAGTTGTAAGTGCTGACGATGCCAGCGGTCATCGCTGATGTGATTTTGACCGCCGTGTTTAGGGTTGGAGTAAAAGACACCGCAGAATTTATGTAAATGCTTGCAACACCACGCTCTCGGTTTAAGGTTGCGGTATCGGCAAGGTCGTCGAATAGACCACCCACACGGGCGGCGGTGTTCGCTCCTGCGGCGGTTTCGGTGGTGATGGTAGCAGCAGATGCCACCAACTGGGTTCTCGTTTGTACGCTCATGCGAAGGATGGGTCAAAGGTTGAATCGAATACCCTGACGGCACTCGCCGCATAGGGTTGGTAGGTGATGGTATTGGCGTAGGTGTTAAACGTGAGGCTGACTACCTGTACATAAGCCAAGCCCGTTTCAACCACCGCAACGGCTGCTGCAACCGTGCTATTGGTATCGTAAACTTCATACTTATACGACCCCGTTTCAAGCGACCCCACGGCAAGCGAAAATTTGTCATAGCGTTCGGTGTAGTTGGAAAGGTTGGCCGATTTCAGCAGGGTGAAGTCGGTGCTGACGTTCTTGGCGATGTTGGTCAGCCGCAAGATGTAGCGGTCGCCCGAAGATGCTCGTTGCGTCCAAGTGACGACGATGGTGTTCGTGGTATTGGGGGATAGGTAAATCATCCTACCCCTAAATGTACTTTGCCCCTGAATTTCACAATTTGCGCCCGATAGTTCGGTACAGTTCGGCTCTGCGCTCTGCGGTCTTGCTGATGTCAAACCGCTCACGAACATCCTTGGATAACTGCACGGCCAAGGAACGAGCGTAGTCAGGTTCGTTCACGAATTTCCTGACGGCCTTGTACCAAGCGTCTTTCTTGCCGTAAGGGATGAGCAGGCCGTTGTGGCCGTGGACTAAGATGTCCGTGTAGGGGATGGTTTCGCTTGCGATGATAGCCTTGCCCATCCAACCTGCCTCGACGACCTTCAACTCGGATTTGAGGCGGTTAAACTTGGTATCTCGCAGGGGCGCAATCGTTGCGTTGATGAAATTGTAGCCACCCACATAGGAGTAGATGTCAGCGGCTTGGATTCTGCCGTAGTTTGCATTCTTGCCATTGCAGGATAGCATCCGCTCGTAGTCCACATATACGGGGTTCTCGTTCCATCCACCAAGATAAATCTTGTACCTTCCATCCAGCGACTTGTCATGGGCAAGCAAGCCGAACGAATGCTCCACGAGGGCAATGTCCTCTTGGTGTTGCGCACCGCCAAACCATCCAATCTTAAACTTATCTTTCTCAGGCTCCTCGTCAGGATTGGCCTTATACTGCTGATATGCTTCGTACGGCTCGTTGGGCAATATGGTCACGTTCTTGTTCAGCAGGCGAATCTTCTGCGCCAAGTGTTCGGTCGTGGTTGTCACATGGTCAGCAAGTCGGATATGCTCACGAATCTGCTCGTCAAGTTTTGTGGACAAATAGTGGCGGTACATGATGTGGCCCGATTCCAGCACCCAGTAGTCGTCAAGGTCCAAGATGACCTTCGCTCCAAACGCCGTGAGAGCCTTGTAAACGCCTCGAATTTGGTCAAGCGTACCTTGACACCAAAGGCGATTAAAAAGCCATATATCGACGGTCTTTAGGTCCTCGTCGTTGACATTAGCGATGTTGTCCACGCACACATAATCGAACTCGGTGTAGTTGTCGCCAAGGTAGGCGTTCGGCATCTCCAAGCGGTAGAAGGAACATCCTGTTGGATGGGCGTTGTAAACGATGCAAATTCTCATGCTCAAAGGTACAAAAAAAAGGCCACCCCCGAAGAGATGGCCTTAACCACTAAACCGACGAGCGTATGAGAACCCGCCGTGTCAAAGATACTTACGAACCGCTGATTTGCGTTGCGGAGGTAGAGAAAGTTGTGCTTGCGATAAGCAGCATTGGGTTTGTTTCCATTCCCGAAAGCGTCATCTCGTAGCCTGAACGGTCACCGAATGCAGTACCAGTACCAGCAGTTCCAGCAGTTGCCTCCAATCCGTTGTCAGCACCAAGCAACCAGTAGCGACTGTTATTGTCTTGCACGATGACAATCAAACGATTGCGAGCCAAGAGACGCAGTTCATTGCGGACTGCAACCTGCAACTTGTTGATGGTGAAGGTGACTTCGGGCGTGTAGAATAGCGTGCCGTTCTCAACGCTGGCGTTCAGCGTTTCGGTCATCGATGAGGTAGCCTTGGTCAAGTCGTACTCGAAGAATGACCCTGACGCATAGCCTGTGAATCCAGTAACCGTTCCGCTGCCGTTCGTGTTGACCGAACCCGTAGCGTTGAAGGCTTGGACGTAGATAGTTTTGATGCCACCGATTGAATCGCGGCATCCGAGGGCGTAACCCGTGGTGAGTGAACAGGACATAGTGTATATTTTATTTTAAGAGTTTCAAGAATAAAAAAGCGGGGGGAAGTTTCCCTCCCCCCTTACACTTAGGCCAAGCGGAAGTCAACCACAAGGTCGGGATAGGCTACCTGCACACCAACTTTGAAGGCGGCTTGGAAGCGGACTTCATCGTTGTCCTTGGAGTACCACAAGGAGAAATTTTCCTCGTCGCTCAACAGGTCAGTTCCGTAGAAGAAATTACCGAGGTAAGAGCAGACGATGCGGTTGGTACCAGTCAAGCCGGGAACTGCAACTACACGCACATTCGTTCCGGGGTAGATGATGTCAC